GCTCATAAACACGGGCTTTCGGCGCGCACGGCGGCGGGACTGCACGACGAGTTCGTCGCCTTCATGGGCGAGGCGCTCAAGGGCCAGGAGACGGCGGCCGCCCAGAGCTTCGAGAACGGATCCGCCGCGCTCAAGGCGGCCTGGGGCCTCAAGCACGACGCGCAGCTCGAGAACGCGAACCGGGTGGTGAAGAACTATCCGGGGCTGGCGGACGAGCTGAAGGCGCTGAAGCTGCAGAACGCGCCGGCGCTGGCGCAGGCGCTGGCCCTCCTTGGCGAGCTCACGCTCGAGGAGGACAAGCTGGTGCGGGGTGGGCGCCCCGTCGGCGGCACGCTGGCGCCGGACGCCGCCAAGGCCGAGATCGCCAAGATCAACGGCGCCGCGGCGAGCGACCAGAAGCATCCGTTGTGGGACAAGACGCATCCGGAGCACCAGGCGGTGGTGGACCGGCTGGAGCAGCTCCACAAGATGCAGTTCCCGGCCGAGGCGGCCTAGATGGACCGACGGCAGCTTCGCGTCGAGTGCCTGAAGATCGCGGCCGAGCTGCGCGTCGCGCAAGCGAGCGACGCGGAGCTGATGGTCCGCGCCGAGACTTTCGAGGCCTGGGCGCTCGCGGGGGAGAGCGAGGAGATCGCTTCCCGCGAGGGCCCGGCCGATGCCTCGCGAACGAGGAACGAGCCGGGGAGCGCGGCAGACCCGCGTCCGGCCGGCAGTCGGAAAGACGACCGCGCGAGGGCGCGCGTGAGCGCCTAGGAGAAGGTCTGGCTCGAGGAGCTGTCAGCGATCAGCGATCAGCGGTCAGCGGTCAGCTACTAGCTGAAGGCTGAAAGCTGAAAGCTGAAAGCTGATAGCTGCGAGAGCCAGGGAGCCGATCCGTCAGTCGTAACCGATCCCGACTTTCCCCGGCCTCCGCCGGGGCAGGCTCTGGGGCAAACTGACGGAGTAACAGCATGTCCACGCAGATCACGACTGCCTTCGTGCAGCAGTATTCCAGCACCGTCCAGATGCTGGTGCAGCAGAAGGGGAGCCGGCTTCGGGGCGCGGTGCGCCTGGAGACGGTGAACGGCGAAAGCGCCTATTTCGACCAGGTGGGCGCCAGCGCCGCGCAGGAGCGGCTCACTCGCCACGGCGACACGCCGCTCATGAACACGCCCCACTCGCGGCGCAAGGTCAACATGCGCGACTTCGAGTGGGCCGACCTGATCGACAAGCCGGACGAGATCCGTACGCTGATCGACCCGACCAACGCCTACACCCAGGCGGGCGCCTTCGCCATGGGCCGGTCGATCGACGACGTGCTGATCGCGGCCATGAACGGCAGCTCGCTCACCGGCAAGACCGGGGCCACCTCGGTGGCGCTGCCGGCCGCCCAGAAGGTGGCGCTGGCGGCCTCGGGCCTGACGCTGGCCAAGCTGCTCTCGGCCAAGGAGCTCCTGGACGCGGCCGAGAACGACCCGAACGAGCGGCGCTACATCAGCTTGCGCGCCAAGGACGTGACGACGCTGTTGAACACGACCGAGATCAAGAGCGCCGACTACAACACCGTGAAGACGCTGGCCATGGGCCAGCTCAACAGCTTCCTCGGCTTCGAGTTCATCCGCACGGAGCGGGTGATCTCGATCGCCGGCGGCTCGGACACCGCCTGCGTGGCGTGGCGGCAAGGAGGCATGCTGCTGGCGCTGGGCCAGGACCCGAAGGCCAAGATCGACCCGCGGCCGGACAAGTCCTACTCGACCCAGGTCTACTACGCCATGAGCCTCGGGGCGACCCGCATGGAGGAAGAGGCCATCGTCGAGATCGCGGTCACGACGTAAGACGATAACAGCCGTCAGCCGTCAGCCGTCAGCTGACAGCTGATAGCTGATAGCTGACATTCAACAGTCAACCGATAGGAGAACCTACCCATGGCAGTCGCGAACACCAAGAGCACCATCGTCACCAACGGCGATGCCAACCCGCCCGACCACACCGCGGCGATCTTGAGCGGCGGCCGGGTGAGGGAACAGGCGGCGACGGTGGAAGTGGCGGCGGCGGCCGACGACAACAGCGTCTACCGCCTGTTCCGCGCGCATTCGTCCTGGCGGGTCAGCACGATCGCGCTGCTGAACGACGCCATCACCGGCGGCACGGTCTACCACCTCGGCGTCCACCAGACGGCCGAGAACGGGGCCGCGGTCGTCGACGCCGACGTCTTCGGCACCTCGATCGACATGTCGTCGGCCAGAGTGGCGCCGCTCGACGCCACCTACGAGGCGCTCGACGTCAACCAGATCGAGAAGCGCCTCTGGGAGGTCCTCGGCCTCGCGGCGGACAGCAACCGCTGGTACGACATCACGCTTACCGGCGCCACCGTCGGCACCGCGGCGGGGACCATCAGCGGCCGGCTGCGGTACGTGGACGGGAGTTAAGGAAGGAGCTGTCAGCTTTCAGCGGTCAGCCGTCAGCTTGCGGCCGGCCGCTGATTGCTGATGGCTGACAGCCGATGGCTATCAGCGACATCTCGATCGCGAACCGGGCGCTCGACCTGGCCGGGCTCGACCCGATCACGAGCCTCAGCGACGCCTCCGTCTCGGCGGCGCTGGTGGCGCGCAACATCGAGCTCGACCGCGACGCGGCCTTGCGCGCCTACCCTTGGAATTGCGCCATGCGCCGGGCGGCGCTGGCCGCCGACACGGCGGCGCCCGACTGGGGCTACGCCAAGCAATACGCGCTGCCGGCCGGACCGGGCGAGCCGCGCCCCTATTGCTTGCGCGTGTGGTCGATCGAGGGCGAACGCGATCTGGGGGCGAAGTACCGCATCGAGGGCCGCCTGATCCTGACCGACGAGGCGGCGCCGCTCAACATCGCCTACATCGGCCGGCCGCCGGAATGGGCGAGCCTCGACCCGCTGTGCGCCGAGGCGATCGCGGCGCGGCTGGCGCTCGTCATCGCCAGCAACCGGGTGCGGAGCGCCACCATCATCGGCCAGCTCCGCGACTACTACCGCGACATCCTGCTCGAGGCCCGCAAGGTCGATGCCCAGGAAGGCAGCCCGGAGGAGTTCGGGCCGGAGTTCCCGGCGACGACGGGGTGGCTGGAGAGCAGGCTGTGAGAGAGAGCCATCAGCTCTCAGCTATCAGCGGTCAGCCGCTGAAAGCTGAAAGCCGATAGCTGAGAGCTAACAAACGATGGCCCGCGCGACCCCCCTCTACTCCAGCTTCAACGGCGGCGAGTGGTCGGCGCGGCTGCATGCGCGTTCCGACCTCGCCAAGTACCGCAACTCCTGCCGGCGGATGCAGAACATGATCGCGACCACGCTGGGGGCGGCGACCAGGCGGCCGGGCACGCGCTTTGTGGCGGCGACCAAGGCGAACGGCGTGGCGCGGCTGATCGCGTTCGTGTTCTCGACCGTGCAGGCCTACGCCATCGAGATGGGCGACCTCTACTTCCGCTTCTTCAAGGACCGGGCGCAGATCCTGTCGGGTGGCAGCCCTTACGAGATCGTGTCGCCCTACTCGGCGGCGCAGATCGCTGCGGTGAAATGGGTGCAGTCGGCCGACATCCTCTACACGCAGCACGGACTAGTGCGCCCGAAACAGGTGAGCCGTACCGGGCACACCGCCTGGACGGTGGCCGACTACGGGTTCCGCGACGGCCCCTACCTCGACGAGAACACGGACACCGCGAAGACCCTGACGCCGTCGGCCACCACCGGCGCCATCACCATCACGGCCGTCGGCCACTCGCCGTTCGCGTCCACGGACGTGGGACGGCTGGTGCGGATCAAGCACTCGGCGACCTGGGGCTACGCCGAGATCACGAGCTTCACCTCGGCGACGGTGGTGAACGCCACGGTGAAGTCCAACTTCGCCGCGATAACGGCCTCCGCGGCCTGGGGGCTGGGGGCCTGGTCGGACACCACGGGGTGGCCTGGTTGCGCCACGTTCCACGAGGAACGGCTGTGGTTCGCCGCGACGGCGACGCAGCCGCAGACCATCTGGGGCAGCCGCTCGGGCGACTTCACCAACATGGCGCCGACCAACGTGGACGGCACCGTGCCCGCCGACGCCGCGATCGCGGTCACGGTGGCCGATGACCAGGTGAACGCGGTGCGCTGGATGGTGTCGACCGCGAAGGGCATGATCCTCGGCACCTCGGGCGGCGAGAAGATCGTGCAGGCCTCGGATTTCAACGAAGCCCTGACGCCGGCCAACGTAACGGTGCGCGGCCAGGCCTCGCGCGGCACCGCCGACCTGATGCCGGTGCGGATCGACCGCGCCGTGCTGCACGTCGAGCGCGTGCGCCGCGCGCTGCACGAGATGAGCTACAACTTCGAGGCCGACGCGCACCTGAACCCGGAGCTGAGCCTGCTGGCCGGGCACCTGACGCGGCGCGGGCTCAAGGAGCTGGCCTACCAGGGGGCGCCGTGGAGCGTGCTGTGGGCGGCGCGCGACGACGGGGTGCTGGTCGGGCTCAGCTATTTACCGGAGCACGAGGTGAACGGCTTCCACCGGCACCCGCTGGGGGGCACGAGCGCCGCCGGCGCCTGGGGCAAGGCGCTTTCCGTCGCCGTGGTGCCGGCGGCCGAGCAGGACGAGACCTGGCTCGTGGTCGAGCGCACTATCGACGGCGGCACCAAGCGCTACGTCGAATTCATCGAGGACGAGTTCTGGGCCGACGAGGAGGACGCCAACCAAGCCACGCTCGACCAGGAGACCGCGGTGTTCCTCGACAGCGCGTTGACATACGACGGCTGGAACGCCGACTTGGCGAAGACGCTGGCGCTCTCCGGCCCGGGCGGCTGGAACGCCGGCGACACGAAGACCATGACCGCCGCGGGGCACACGCCGTTCGGCGTCGGCGGCGTCGGCAGCGTCGGTGTGGAGTACCGGTTTAGGAAACTCGGCACGGTGTTCCCGGCGGTGCCGGTGACGGTCACGGGCTACGTCTCGCCGACCGAGGTGACGGTGCGCCTCGGGCGCGCCGCGCCGGCGGCGCTGCAAGGCGCCGCGGTGGACTGGTGGGCGGCGACGGCGACGACGCTCAGCGGTCTCGGGCACCTCGAGGGCCAGACGGTGCAGGTCCTGGCCGACGGCGGCGAGCATCCGGACAAGGTCGTGGCGGCCGGCGCGGTCGTGCTGGAGCGGCCGGCGGCGAAGGCAAATGTAGGTCTCGCCTGTCCGGCGAGGTTGGAGACTTTGGATCTCGAC